AAGGGAAGCAAGTGGACGAAGCTACCGAGAAAAACCTCCTTTTGGAGGAAATCAAGGCAGAGTTGTCTATTCTCGACTCGAAGCAGGTTGTTTTTACACTTCCTGTTTCAGAAGAGAAGCTCCCGAGCCTCTCGATATCAGACCTGAAACGTCTGCATCGCGTGGTTCGAGATCTTGCGAGGACTCCCACTGGTAACCAGTGATCTCCCTGGCTATCTAGTCACGCTGTGGTTCTTCCGCCTTTGGGACAATAACTCTCCCATTTTCGGTCGAACCGACTAGAGACCCAAAGGGCCGCTTGTTCAGGGCCCTTCGCCCCTTCCTTCATCTTTTGCGGGTTGCTGGGGGAAAGGTCCCCCGCTGCTAGCTTCAGCAGCAGACCTCTACTTCTACGGAGCAAAGGAGCACGTACACATGCCGGTCCGAAATTTCATTACCTTTACTACGATCCCTGGTACCTCCACTAGGAATTTCTCTAATGGAACGTCCCAGGTTGTAGCGGGTAAGATGTTCGGTCTTGGCCGTGCACGTATTACCAATGTGACTCCGAACTACTGGGCTCGTAAGAACTCTGACAGTCTTTCCCCGCTACAGTTGTTGTTTATCCGCAGTGACTATACTTATGGTCACGGTTTTACGCGGTATACAACTCCTACTAGCTGGGTTGACCGTAATGGTTATTACGATGCTTGGTACGCTGGCGATGAGATGAGCGCCTATGGCAATCCTCCACCGTCTAGAGTAGACCCGTTAGTTCAGAGAGCGACGATCGGACTGTACCAGAAAGTGAAAGGTATGAGAATCAACCTTGCACAAGCTTGGGCAGAACGACAACAGGTCGTTGACATGATCGCCCTTACTGCGAATAGGTTAGCTACTGCCTATACGCAGCTTAGACGCGGTAATGTCGTCGGCGCTGTTAGCTCTCTAGGAGCTCCACGGAAATCCTCTGTTGAGCGGCGTTATCACAGACGTCGTAGACAGGGCTCAGCCTCGGGAACTGCAGCATCCGATTGGCTTGAGTTCCAGTATGGCTGGAAACCTATGTTGGATGATCTATATGGTGCCATGCAGGCACTTGTAGACCACCAATTTCGGCTTCCTTATGCCACTGCGACCAAGACTGCTTCCGCAGTCTATAAAGAGTCTCCCTCCTACTTTGATGGAATCTATGCTAAGAAGACTATCTCTTATCATGAGACCATTAAAGTGAAGCTTGGAGTGAGATTCAAGGTCGTGAGCTCCGGGATTCAGGAACTTGCCGCATTAGGAATTACCAATCCTGCATTACTGGCTTGGGAGTTACTCCCATACAGTTTTGTTGTTGATTGGTTTCTCCCGATCGGCGACTGGGTCTCAACATGGGATGCAACCCTTGGAACTGAACTTCAGTGGGCGTATCTGGCACATAAATATGACCAGGACGTGTCCATGGAAATTCTAGGTCTAGGGCAAGTGTCCCCGACAGAGAACTATACTGGGCGGGTCGTTGGCAGTGGTACCAGAACGGTTAGGGATTTAAGTCCCTTATCTAACTGGCCCCCTGTCTTCTTCCCTTCAGTAAAGAACCCTCTGTCAACCACGCACATGCTTAATGCGATTTCTCTTTTGAGAGTAGCATTCGGCAGGTGATTCCTCAACGTTTCATCAAGAAGGAGCATCACTATGGCCGCTATCGCGACCGTAACCCTTGCTAATGGGGAAGCTACTCCCGTTAACAAGAACTTCGACCCGCAAGCAATCGTTGACGATGTTGCCCAGTGGTACGATCGTAGCGGTGGTGTGGCAGTCGGTTACCCGGCTATCACCCTTTCTGTCCGTGCCCCTTCGCCTACGGCGAAGACACGGAACAACAAGGTCACCGTGAAGATCGTCACCCCTGTCCTCGAGCAGGTCGCTGGCTCTGGCGTGACGGGTTATACCCCGCCTCCCGCCAAGGCTTTCGACCTCGTCTTCATCGGAGAGTTTATTCTCCCCGAGAGGGCGACACTGGCCCAGAGAAAGGACATCTTGGCGTTTGCCAAGAATGCTCTGGGTCATGTGGTCTCGCAGAACGCGGTCTGGAACCTCGAGATGGTTTACTAGAAGTCTCCTAGCCTAGGAGGCTTCATGGAACCATCTATCTGGTTGCTTATCCTTTCTACCCTTAGCGGAGTTTTGCTTTGGGTTAGGCCGGATAGCGATCCGTTGCCGATTCTCGAAAGAGTTTCGGTCGAAGTTCACCGAGTTCTGGATCTTCTTACCGAGTTAACTAAGTTTACTCAGTAGGTCGATCTGGACTTATAACCCTCACTTAAGTGGAGTTATAATGAAGGCTTTAAAGTCTTCGGTTGCAACGCACAAGGCTGGTAGACCAGCTAGTCAACGCTCGTTTCGTCCTGATCAGGATTTCACAGATCTCGCGATCTATGAGGTCTTGAAAGGGATTGATAGTCCACGATCCTTAACTGTTTGGATCCTTTATAAGAACAAGGAACATTCACAGCTAGTTAATCTTAGTTGTGATCCTCTTTCTTACTTGGATCCTTTTCAGTTTCGGGGAGACTATGCTGCCACCGAACTTCTCTCTAAGGCAGACTTCCTCGATCTAGATATTGATCGTTCGAAGATTGCTATTGAGAAGTTTCTTAAAGCCGAAAGGCAGTGTGCAGAGACCAATCGACGCCTATCTTATCGGACAGAAGTGAACATGGATGATTCACTTCTCGCGCCTTGCCTTTTGGGCCTGGCGTGGAAAATATCCGCTATTTTGGGCGACTTTGATCCGAACGAATTCGTTGATTCGTGCGGTTGGGGTCCTGGGGCGACGACCTCTCTAAAGAGGAGTCTCGCTTCCAGTTACAACAAGTTCCGGACTCAAACCGGAGCAACCTCGTCATGCGCCACTTTTATCTCTCCTTGGTTTTTCAAGGCTTACCCTAGCTGGGCAAGATCTATTGGAGCGGATTTCTTCTCCATAGGGTCTCACCTGCCGGAGTGCTTTGATATCCAAGTTGGGAACAAGGTGACGACTGTTCCGAAGTCTGCAAAAACCGACCGTGTCATTTGTATCGAGCCCGCTCTGAACTTGTGGTTTCAGAAAGGGGTCGGACGAATGATCCGAAATCGGCTCCGCAGAAAAGGGAATCCTATCGATAGACAAGACAGGAACCAGCAGATGTGCGCTGAAGCCGTAAGGCGACAGCTCGCGACTGTTGATTTTAGTTCTGCTAGCGATACGATCGCATATCAGCTTATCCAGCTGATATTGCCTGAAGACTGGCTCATTGTAATGAACAGCCTTCGGTCCCCTTCGGGGGTACTTAACGGAAC